AGGAAACAAAATGGGATTAGTAAAATTTGGTGCTAGTAACTTTGAATATGGTGTTGTTGATAACACCACGGGTTTAGTTACTACGTCACGAAAAGTTCCAGGGCTTTCAAGTGTGAAAGTTGATTTAACAAATGATTTAAAAAAGATAGCTGCTGATGATGGTCCTTATGCAGTTTTATCAGGTGGAATCACTGAAGCAAAAGAAACGATTGAGTTATATGACGTTGATTCTCAGATGAAACAAGATTTATTCGGGATCAAGGTGGTGAAAGGCGTTGAAGTTTATCCTAAGGATATGGTAGCAGCTAATGTGGCTACTTCATTTAAGACTAAATTGTCAAATGGTAAAAACTGCTGGGTAGCCTTACTAAAAGGAATGTTTTCTTTACCAAGCTTTGATGTTAAGACGGTTGATGGCACTCCTGATCCAAATGCTGATTCAATTGAAGGAGAATTCATGCCTCGCGGAGATCAAGAAAATGTTGTGTTGATTGGTCGAGAAGATAATGCTGATTTTGATTTAACACAATTTAGAAAATGGGTATTTCCAACCACAGCTGGTGATTTATTGATTAGCGCAACAAATGGTGGAAATACTGGCTCGTAAGGCGAGTTCTAGAGTCTAGTTCGCTTTAAATTAATAGAGTCGCCCACGAAATACACAATAAACACGCATGTGTTGGCGGCCAATATTAGGAGGAAAACATGGCTTACGAAATAGAATTAGATATTAGTGGAGAAAAGAAAAAATTTGTTCGAAATGAACCACCGATGTTACGAGAAATGACAAAAGCTCTGATAGTTCAGCAACAACAATTAAAAATGTATTCAAAAGACGATGGGCCAACTGAAGATGATTTTAATAAAAATGAAAAGAACTTAGCAAATTTTGCGGTTTCTTTTTGGAAAAATCAATTTAAGGCTGATCAGTTTATTGCAGGGTGTGACAAAAACAACATGGACATTTTAAATTCAGCAATTGCCGATTCCTTAGGCGGAGGAAATGAAGATAGCCCAAAAAAATCACAGTCCAAGACATCGACAAAGCAATAGATGCGATTAATGAATTTTATAAAGCTCGGATGCAAGAGGGCTATAAATTGCAAGAAGTTGATGAGCTTACCAGTGATGATTTAGATCATTTAATTAGTATCTACCAGGAAAAAGAAAAAACAATCGACCAAGCATTTCCTTGGTTATTTTGATTAGAAAGGAGGATATAAATGGCAAGTAGTTTAGGACATTTAGCAGCTACAGTCAGTCTTAATATTGATCCTTTTAAATCTTCAGCAACTGCTTTAAAAGCACAAATAAAATCAACGACATCTGCTTTAAAAGCTCAAGAGCAAGCTATTAAAGGCTCGGGAAGTAGTCTAAACAGCATGAAAGCTGCCTATTCCACGATGGGCTCGCAGATGAAAAACTATGAAGCTCAGCTGCAAAGACAAAAGTCAACATATGCAGAATTAAAAAGCCAAACTGCATCAACAGCTGCTGAGCAGGAAAAATTAACAGCTCGTCAAGCAAATGCTGCTAATCAAGTCAACAGAACATCTGCTAATATGGAAGCTTTGCGTAATCGAATGAGCAGTTTGAATAAGTCAATTACTCTGCAAAGTTCGGGTTGGACGCAAGCTGGAAATAAAGCAGTTGCCTTTGGTGGACATATGAAGTCAGTTGGCAGCAGCATGTCAAACGTTGGTAGCACTATGACTACTCATGTTACAGCGCCGATCGTAGCAGGCTTTGGTTATGCAATCAGTAAAAGTATTAATTTTCAAAACACCATGAATGAGGTTAAAAACTTGCTGGTAACAGGAGGGGAGTCTGCAAAAGAAGCTGTTCGTGGCGTTGCAGAAATGGAAAGAGATGCTAAGACTTATTCAGATCATTACGGTGTTTCGCAACAAAAAATAGCCGAGGGTTATGAAGAATTAGTAAAAAGAGGTTATTCATCAAAACAAGCCCTTGGCGCAATGAAATATGAACTTGAAGCATCTAAAGCTTCCGGAGATGATTTCAGCGATGTGGTAAATGTTGCTAGTCAGACGCTTGAAGCATTTGGAATGAAATCAAATACGACAGCCGGGATGACTAGAAATACCAAAACTGCTGTTAATGAACTTGCTTATGCTGCTGATGCGACATCAACTGATTTTCAAAGCTTGGGTGTTGGAATGTCGTATGTTGGATCAACTGCGCATCAAGCAGGGTTTAGTTTAGCTGAAACAAGTGCTGCAATGGGAGTATTGAGCAATAATGGGCTTTGGAAACTGGCCGCTTAAACAGAAATGTTTTTGAAAAAGAACTCCGTTAACTCGGGGAAGACTAAATGATGTATAATTTGATTATGCCTAAAAAAATAAATCAAAATGAAGTTCAAATAAGAATAGATAAAAAACAAGAAGGACAGTATGAACTATTAGGAATTTACAAAAATAAAGATACACCTGTGCTAATAAGATGCAGGAATTGTGGCATAGAGTGGGAGTGTAATCCAAACACTTTATTCAGAAATCGGGTAGGAAGGGATTGTAAACATCATATTAAGTTAACGTCTGAAATGGCCAAAAAACGTATTTCTGAAAAAAGTAATTCACAAATAAAAATGATTGGTGAATTTGTTGGGAGCAGAATACCTACTAGAATGCAGTGCCAAATATGTAAATTCGAATGGAAAACTGAACCATTTGTTATTTATGGTATGGGTTTTGGATGTCCTAATTGTTCTGGAAAACGAAAAAAAGACACTTTAGAATTCAAACAACAAGTTAAAAATATTGTTGGTGATGAATATGAAGTTTTAGGTGAATATAAAAATAATAAGTCTAAGATTTTATTTAAGCATAAAAAATGCGGAACAAAGTTTTATATGACACCACATGCTTTTTTAGCTGGTCAACGTTGTACAAATCCTAAGGAAATAATTGATAGAAGAACCAAGCATTTTACTATGACTTTAGAAAAAGCAAAAAATATATTGCTAAAATCAAGACATGGTGAATATGCTATTGTAGGGGATTTTAAGATGGCATCTAAAAAAGCTACATTTAAACATATGAAGTGTGGTAAAACTTTTTATTCCAAAGTTAGTCCTGTGTTAAATAATACATCTGGATGTCCGTATTGCTATGCTTCTCATGGAGAAGATGCTGTTAAAAATTTTTTAATTGAAAATAATTTGGATTTTAAAGAACAGTATCGGATAAAAGAGTGTAAAAATAAGAAACCACTTCCCTTTGATTTTGCGGTATTCCATAATTCTTCATTACTTTGTCTTATAGAATATCAAGGTATTCAGCATTATAAACCAAAGTTTGGAATTAAAAATTTTGAAGAAACTAAAATGAGAGATTCTATAAAATACAATTATTGTAGAGACAATGGTATCCAGCTCATAAGAATTCCATATAAACGTTTTTATACGTATGAGGGCCTGAAAGAGTTTGTTTATTCTTATTTGAAAAAATATATTACATGTTGATCCCGAACCAAGCCTAAAAAGAAATTTTAGGAAGGCGTAACGACTAGATAGAGTAACCTAAGCAAAGCACATGAAAAAACATGTGTTTTTGTATGGCGAAATATCCACGAAGGCGGAGAACCTTAACGGATTATGACGAAGGTTAAAATATAGTCTGAACTATATGGAAACATATAGAAGTAGTGGATAAAGAACCGCTACGATAACATAATGGGAAGCAGATAAAGCAGGTACTGGGTTACGAAAGGTAATCAATAGCCTTGTTTCACCAACTAAAAACGGAACTGCTGCATTAAAAGAATTGGGACTTAAAACATCTGATTTTGTTGATAAATCCGGAAAAATGAAGTCAATGACTGATATTTTTCAAATTCTAAATTCACATATGAAAGATCTAACTTCTACACAACGTCAAGATATTTTTCATTCTTTGTTTGGAACGACGGGTCAACAAGCAGGAATTATTTTGTCTGAAAATGCAGACCAGCTTGGAAAACTAACTCAAAAAGTAAAAGAGTCTGCTGATGGTCAAGGCTATGTTGCTCAACTATCTGAAAAAAATTTGAAATCTGCTAAAAATCAACTTGAAATTTTAAAACAGTCATTAACAAATCTGGGTATGACAATGGCAAACGATGTCATTCCTGCACTGATGCCTGTTATTCAAGATATTGATAAGGCTGTTCAATCATTTAGCAAACTCGATAAAGGTACTCAAGAAAATATTGTAAAGTGGGGATTATTTGCTGCAGCAGCCGGTCCTGTTTTGAGCATTTTAGGAAAGTTTGTTTCACTAGGTGGCGGTGTATTAGGAGCTTTTGGATCAATTGCTAAAGGCATTGGTCGTGCCACATCTGCTGCGAAACTTGGTGGAACGGGAATGCAGGTCCTTAAATCAGCCCTTTCACAAACAGCTTATGAAACAGCAAGCTTTGCGGATGCAGCTGGTACTGCAGGCGGAGCAGCAACAGGTCTAAGTGCTGCCGGAGGAGAAGCCGCAGCTGGAATTGGATTATTAAATCCTGCTGTTTTAGGAGTTACTGCTGCGGTTGTTGGTGGCGTTGCAATCTGGGAGCTTTGGGGTAAAAAAGCATATGAATCACAGCAAAGAACTAACAAATGGGGTTCAGATGTTGGTCAACAAGCCGATTCTGCATTAACTAAATTTCAAGGCTTTAGTAGTAAAGCTGGAAGTTCATTAACTGATTTTGAAAAAGCTAGTCACACTAGTACCAAGAGTGTTTCTAAAGATTTTGGCGATATGTATTCAGATATGAAAAAAGATTCTCAGAATACTATTTCTCAAATGAAAAAAGACATGCAAGGATTGCCTGATTCTGTTCAAGCAGATTTAAAGAAAGATATTAAGCAGCGGCAAAAATATAACTCTGAGGTTTTAGCGGACGCTAAGCAGACATACACTAACGCCGAAACTATCCTCAAAAGTCACAATGGAAAAATGTCTAGCTTATCTGATACAGAAAGAGCTGCACTCTTGAATGACCAGCAGCAGATGAATGAAGATGAAATTAAGCTATTAAAACTTAATGGAAGCAAAAAGAAGAACATTTTAGCTGCCCTGAATGGCGATATCAGCAATATGACGCGCAATCAGCGAAATACTACTATTAATGAACTAACTTCTTCAATGCAAAAAGAAAATAAATTATACAATGATCAGAAGTCTAAAATTGATTCAATGTATAACAAGGGAGAAATTTCTTCTAAGCAATATGCCCAAGCTTTAAAAGACTTGCAAACAGTTCATAAATCTACTACAGATGGAATGGCTGCAGCAATTTTGAAACTTGACAAGGCAAACGGTGCTTCTAAATCTCAAATCGAACAAGACTTACTAAATGTTGGATATACTTATAAACAGGCTGCCGCCATTGTTAAACAACAGAACACAGATATGTCCAACAGCACCTCACTAGTTGTGGCTAGCGTTTCTAACATGAGTGGAAAAGCAAAATCCGCTGCCACAATGTGGAATAGTTTAGTTTTCGATCCTAAAACAGGTAAAGTTAAAACTAATGCTCAAGACGAAGTTAATAAAGCCGTTCAAAGCAAAAATCAGTGGAATCAAATCCAGCTTCTTGAGAGAAAAGGCAAGATGAGCAGTAACGCCAAGGCAATGGTTGCTGACGCTTTAATTCAAACTGGCAAGTGGAATTCACTGAGTTTTAAACAACAAAAGATGTGGATCCAGTCAAACGCCGGGACAGAAATTTACAAGGCATTATCTGCTAATGGCAAATGGAATACTATGAGTTTCGCAGCAAAAGAAGCCGTGATTAATGCTAAAGGCTTACCCCAATTGGCAAACGCAATCGTGAAATACAATCTATGGAATGGCCTGCCAACTAAAGTCAAAGAGCTTTTAGCGACTGATAAGACAGCTTCAGCTACATTGAAAAAAGCTGGGATTAATATTGATTCATATAATAGTAAAAATCCAAAACATAAATTATTAACCGGTGATTCGTCTAATGTTGATAATGCGTCAATCAGAGGTAAAAACTCGATTAACAGTTTTAACACGACCGCTCCTTTGGGTAAAAGGTTTATGGGTGATTCTTCAAGCGTAGATAGTGCGTCCTCAAGAGGCCGTAATTCAGTTACAAACTTTAGAAACACTTCACCTGGAGGTTCAAAAAGCTTACGAGCAAGGGATAATGCTTCAGGACCGGCTTCATCTGCTAGGAATGCTGTTTTGCAATTTAGTTGGTTACATGATCATACAGTTACTTTAACAACAGTTAAAAGAACAGTACATGAGGTTGTTAATAAAGTTAGTTCATTTTTTGGAAACTTATTTGCAACAGGTACTGAAAACTCGCCAGAAGGACTTGCTGTTTTGGGCGATGGCGGCAGAAATGAGCCGTATTTAACTCCAAGCGGAAGCCTTGGAATTTCTCCAAATGTGCCTACTCCATATTATTTAGAAAAAGGTACGAGAGTATGGCCATCGATTCAAGCTTTTAAACAGGACATTCCACATTATGCTAATGGAACATTGGGACATAACGGAGCTGTTAACACTTTGTTAGATGCTCAGCCTATGATTAATAATATGAGCTCAAAAGTTACTATAAAAAGCGACAATTCTGGAGTGATAACTGCTTTGCAAGAACAGACTGAGCTTCAAAGGTCACAGATATCCTTGCTTAGCAAATTGCTAGATGCTGCGACAAGTTCAAGCTCATCTGTTAATAGTAGAAATACTATTAGGTCAATTTCTCAACAGCTTAATTCGTTTAATATTGATCAGAAAAGAGGCAGCTTAGTATGATTAGCACATTTGATTTTAATGGGAACAATTCAAAAGAATTTAATATGTATATCAATGCTGAGTTAACTCTGTCTAGCTCTCAGCCTGATTATTCAACGATTGAAGTTCCAGGGCGCGATGGCGATCTAATTTTACCTAATAACAGATATAAGTCTTTTAGTCAGACTGTATCTGTTATTTTTTTGGGTGGATATAATGATACGATGTCAAAAATAGAGCAAGTTCGCAGATGGCTACTAAGTGATACTGAATTTCATGATTTTAAGTTATCAAGCGATCCAGACTATACGTATCGAGCAGCATATCTTGGGAATTTTGAAATTAAAAAAGCAACTGACGAATTAAGTGCTGATTTAAGTTTTGAAATGATGCCTTACAAATATTTAAATAGTGGATTGGGCAGCCAAACTATTTCGAGTGGAACTACGTTGACCAACTCAGGCAGCATTCCTGCTTTACCGTTGCTCAAAATAACTTGCAGTGGTGATATAACAGTATCTTTAGGCAGTCAGACACTTTCTTTAAAAGGCGTTGACACAGGTATTATTTTGGATTGCGAATCGCAATTGTGTACTAGCTTAGATGGAACAAGAACTCAATTTGATAAGTTATATAGCGATTTCCCTAACTTACCGGTTGGAAATACAAAAATTAGCTGGTCGGGGGCAGTTAGTGATTTTGAAATAGCTCCAAGATGGAAGGTGAGAACGTGAGCGTACCGGTTTTATATGAAACTAATGCTACTGATTTTTTTAACAAAGGATTGGGGACATTACCTGATGCACTAACAGCTGTGGTGACGGAGGAGCGAAATGGAGAGTTCATTTTTGAAATGACCTATCCCGCCGATGGAGCTAGAGCTGATTTACTTGAAAACAATCGAATAATCAAAGTAGACGCTGGTCATGTCTTAACGGATCAGCGTTTTGTTATCAAAAAAACTACTCCGCAAATGAGTGAAGATGGCAAAATTTACATTGATGTATATGCGGAACATATCTCCTATATCACTAATGATTTAGCATTAAAACCAAGCGTGACTGTTAACGGATCAGCTAATGATGCGATGCAGCAATGGCAAAAAGCAATTGTGGATAGTAACGGGATCACGGCTGATTCGGACATCACAACTAGTAATTCAACATCTTGGACAATTGACAAGGTTCAGACTGCGCGCCAGGCTCTTGGCGGAGTGGATGGGTCAATCTTGGACGTGTGGGGTGGTGAATATCTTTTTGACAACCTCCATATTAGCTTGAAAAAGCAACGTGGAAGCTATGCAAATACACTACTTGCTTATGGCAGAAATATCACGAGCTTTCAGCAAGAAGAAAACATCGAAAGTACTTACACTTCAATTTATCCATACGCAACCTTGAGCTCAGCAAATGGCGATACGTCAAGCTTGTATAGCCTTGATGAATATTTTGTTGACAGCCAATATGTCGATAACTATCCTAACAGAAAAATTTTACCAGTCGATTTTTCAAGTTATTTTGAGAATGTTAAAGTTGGAACTAAGCCTAGTGATGCAAGTGATGATAATACTACGACTTATATGACTGAAACTGAGGTTAAATCACAGCTTAAAACTTTAGCACAGCAGTATATCACTAATAACGATGTCGGAGTACCTACCGTTTCGATTAGCGTTTCATTCGTTGATTTATCAAAAACAAGCAACTACGCTGATGTAGCACCGCTTGAACAGTTAGATTTGTGTGATATTGTGCCCGTTAGATTTGCCAAATTGGGCATTGATACAACCGCTAAAATAACTCATGTCGAATGGAACGTGTTAACAGATTCCTATGACAAAATTGAATTAGGCAGTATTACACCAACATTAGGTCAGACGCTAAATACACTAACGACGGTTGCTCAAGCAGCTAAGCAGGCAGCACAAGATGCGCAAAATAATGCCACAATTGCATGGCAGTCGGCTGATGGAAAGGCAACCACTTTTAAAGGGAGCAGCTCTCAGGATTTCCCAGCAGCACAGCATATTGGAGATTTGTATTGGCGAGAAAATGGTGATACTACTGAGGTATATATTTGGGATGGCTCAGAGTGGGCATTTCAATTTTCGAATAAAACGGGTCAAAACATTAGTGAAGCTGTTGATAAAGCCATGTCTGAAGCAGACACAGCTAAACAGAATGCTAACACTGCGGTTGAAACTGGGAATCAAGCATTAACTAAAGCTCAAGCCGGCATTGATACCGCTAATACAGCAGCAGATAATGCTAGCACAGCTATGTCTAATTCCAATACTGCTATAACTAATGCTAAATCAGCTATGGCAGATGCATCTAGTGCTGTTGACAGTGCTAATAGTGCTATGGCAAATGCTAGCACAGCATTAAGCACGGCTAACAGTAGTTCAAACATTGCTAATGCTGTTAAACAACAGATTACGGATTTAAAAGATGGTTCAACTATGACTATCGCTGATTTGGAAAATGGGCTAGCGTTAAAACTGACCAAAAGCGATTTAGATGGGTATGCTACTCAGTCATGGACAACTAATCAAATTAGTACTACTGCAGATGCAATAAACGTTAATTTAACTAAGGTTCAAAACCAAGTATCTAGCTTGAGCACAAATAAGGCTGATCAGACTTGGAC